TTGACCAAGGAGTCAACAAGACTGGCAAAGGTCATCGAGATTGGCGCTAGGTGAAACTCTGGGAGTTCGCGGATATAGTGCTTGCCCTCGTTGATCGTGCGGGTCTTGCCGACGCCGGGATGGGCGACAAGGAAGGTATAGAGGTTTGGGAAAAGCGGCCGCGAGGTCATCAGCCAAACCTTCTGCTCCATCGCTGCGGCAAGGGTCAGAATCCCGGTCCACTTGCGGAAGATCGGCGGGGAGTGGAGGTTAGCGGTTTGTTCTACGAAGGATTCGATCCAAGATTCCAGCTTCCTTTTGCCGCTTTCTGGCGTCGTGGCCGTGGTATTCTTTGAGCCCGTTGGGGTTCTTCTGTTCATGATATTTGCCTTTGTTCCATCCAACTTCGCAATCATAGGGAATACGCAGAACCCGGCCATGGGCCAATGGGACGGAGATTACAAGGTCCTCCATTAGCATGGGGATGATCTTGTCTTCGTCCTTCTCGGGATACATAAAGGTCAAGGCGTCATGGTCGTGCATCATGATGCAGACATAACCCTTGCGCCAGATTTTAAGCATTGCTTGGTTGACGATTTCGGCGAGGGAGGATTGGGGATCGTAGGCAATAGCTTCGCGAAGTGTGGATGGATCGGAACGACGCCCGAAGAACCAGCGCTTGCGGTTCATGAGCGAGATAAGATAGCCCTTCTTGCGGAGGGTTTCGTCGACGTGGGCCTGCCAACGCTGATGTGCGGGGAAGGCTTCGAAGTATTTGGGTTGGAACTGGCGGACGAGGTCGAGTTCTACTTTGGCTTGTTCTGCCAGTGTGTTAGGTTTGCCTCCGTAATTACTTCCATGTCCGAGTTTCTTACACATAAATCGATATGTATAGTGTCTGTAATAGGGAGATTCGGCAATATGTTTATCGAGTTTAAGGTCACCGGTCCATTGAAGGTTAGGCCACATAATTCTTGCAACAGCTGTGTGAGGATCGCCAGATTCGCATGCATCTAGATATCTCCCGTCTTTGAAAAGGTTCCATTCGATGGCGCCGACGCAGAAAGACTCTCCGGATTTAGCATCGCATTTAGCGAATTTATATCCTGCATCAGCGATAAAGATTGATCGGAGAGATTCTTCAACATTCTGGAGATTTCCGCCAGTTCCGAACTCTGAGATGCTAGAAGAGAACCGTCCTGTCGAAGTCCCTGCAATATTATAGCTTGTACGGATTCTTCCATCATCATCAATTGCAGTCTTAAGGACGGAGATTTTATCTCCAAGCTCTGTAAGGAGATTAATATGTTTAACCAGCTGCTCTGCAATTGGGTAGATTTCAAGTTTCTCTCTTGCTCCTCGGTCGACGGTGGGACGGCCTGATTTGCGGATTGGACTAATACCAAGTTCTCCATAAAAGAGTTCGGCGAGGTCTTTTGTGGATCGATAGTTAAAGTTCGCCATTCCCACTCCTTCATAAACAATTCGGAGCAGATTCGCTTCAACCCGTTCCATAATTTCGTAATATTCATCGATCACGGCCGCCTTTCTAGCTTGATCAACAAGCACTCCACGCACTTTCATTTCGAGCGTGGGTGCCTGCAAAGCCTTAGAGAAGTTGTAAGTGTTACTCGTTATGGCATCTATCTGCGGTATAAGACCATCAAAAACATCAAGTGTTATACAGCAATCAAGGCCATTATAGATTTGATCCCTATCCCACGGCGGAAGATCTTCTGGGTCCATCTCATGAGTTTTAATGATCCGCAAAACCAAGCTCCATCTTTGCTTTATATAAGGCTCGTTCAGCTTCCCCTTTTAATTGTTTCATTTTTTACTCTCATGCTCTTCCACGCGCTTTCTGAACTATAGATACTTCCTAGATATCCCAAGCCCTTTAAACCTTCTGGCTGTAATGCATGAGATAACAGCATTGTATCTTCTGCACAACCTAAGGTTTTAATGCCGTATGCGCGCAGAAGAAAACTTACATCGAATGATCCATTTTGGAAAAGCTTCGGGATGCGACTATCGCCGAGAATAGATCGAACAAGATTCCAGCATTTAGCTTCATCCTCTCTAGTCGGCCAATAACTTCCGCTTGGTTGTCTGGCGTCATCGAAAGGAATAACGATCGCTGTTGTGTTACTGGGTGCAAAACCAATGCAAGTAACTCTCTGTCCGCTTGTTTCAATGTCGACAGAAAGAAGTTTGCATTGGTCGATGAAAGTAGATTTGAAAGTTCGGATATCGTCGAGGCTAGGTTCGATCCAGATTTCACGGGGTGGCCTTCTGATTTCGGGGTAAGCGGATTCGCGTTTGGCTTTCATCAAGTCGGCGATTACTGTCGGTCGGTTGTCCCATTGTCGGAGGATTGCGGAAGGATGATAAGTAGGAAGAAGCTTAAAATCAGCAGCAGTGTGAGTAGAGAGAAGAGTAGTGCCACGCAGCTTAGTGATACCCGTCCGGCCAGCCAAAGCCCAAAGGCTACAGTTACCGAGGCAGATGATAAGATTAGGGTCAAGGTTGATAATCTCGTCAGCCAACCTATCCAATTCACTGGCAAATTCCTCGCGGACGTACTTGGATTTTATGAGAGCGGGGTATCCGGGGATGCCTTCGGCTTTGGGTCCGCAGAAGTATTCGAGGTCATTGCGGGGAGGATGGATTTGGAATACATTGGTACGAACAACCTCAGGATGCAATCCCCATATAGCCTCGATACAACTCGGGTCAGATTGGGCGTAGTATTTGTGGAGGTAATCACGATCAGCGAAGGTGAAGGAAATGATGCCGGATTCATTGAGCATCCTCAGGAGTTCGGCGCCGGATGGGCCGACGAAGGAAGAGTTCATTCGGGCTTCGACTTCGCCGCGGGCTTCGCCAACCAGTAATATTGGCTTCATAGAGACCTCATTACAAATTCGAGATTCTCAAAACCATCTACAAACGCAATGGGCTGGCGATCCTCGAAAACATGAACGCCATATCGAGTAACATTAACTGGATTACCTTCTTTATCAACAACGAGCATCAAAGCCCAACGCCCAACGCAAGGTTTGGGTTCTGTGATTGCAATACAAATTTGCATGTGACCATCGCGAGAACCATATCCACCCTTTACATGATACACATTGCCAATGCGAAGTGGCTCTTCTGCGCATTGAGTATCAAGTTCTACATGGATTTTCATGCCTCTCTCCATTAAGTTGGGTGGGGAATCGCTCCCCCACCCAGATTGGCTTTAGGCCTTCAATGTACGAGAAATTTCTGCGTACACGGTCTGGCCATCTTCACTTGGCCGATGCTTGACCAGCGCCCGAACTTCCGCGTTGACAACTTCATCATTGCGGCTGCGGCGCGAGGATTCTTCGGACAGATCGATGCCACAGTGTTCGTGGAACTCGTCCAGCCGATAGACGGCATCTTCGGTGAGGTAGAAGGTCAGGCGCAGGGTCTTGTTGTCGAGCCCACCCATATCCGCGAGGTCTTCTTCATCAACGTCGTCCTCGGCAGAGATTGGCTTGAGGGTGAACTGGACGAATGGGGTTCCTTTCTTGCTGGACTTGTCGTAAGTCGGGGTGCCCTGAACTCGGCAAAGATAGGTGCCGGTGGGAATGGGCTTTGGCCGATCGATTTCAGTCGGGGCTTCATCCAAGATTGAAGCGAAATTGGGCTTGTCGTTCATAGATGGGTTCCTTGTGGTTATTTACGGACCAGCGTGACAGACTTAGGTTTCTCAACGGGCGCGTCACGCAACGCTTCGAAGAGAGTCGCCAGCCCGGTTTCGATAGGAAGTTCCTTGTCGACTTTATTGGGTCTGGGATTGGCAAGATCGATCATGGCGTCGGAAGTGGTTTGGATGGTTCGCTTCCCGCCTTTGTTTTTATATCTAACATATGTCGAAAAATATTGCGGAATCTTCGGGGATAGCTTCTGGCCGACACCTTGCGGGAAGATTTTGGTCGAGCCATCGGGAAGGTCCATGTAGGTACCATGGGCGATGACGATTAGGTTAGTGGCGAAGCCTCGGGAAGTCAACATTGCGAGGACTTTCTCAACATCGTCCTGAGCATTTCCATAGACGGCTCGTCCATCGTAATCACCACTCTTTCCCCGCGGAATGATGGATTCATGGAAATCATAAGCTGCATCGCAAAGTCGTGAGAGCGAGTCAACAATAAGGATGCAATCAGGGCCCCAGTCTGCTGGTCTTCCATAATCGACATCATCATATTTCCAATTATCGAGCAACTTAATAGCATTGATCCATGCTTTTGGCTTTCCATCGATTTGGCTCCCAGAGGCTCCGGCTTTATAGGCGTCGCGGACCGTGACGAACTCTACGTTGTCGAGCTTGTCCGGACACTCTTCCATGACCTTGAACTTAAGTATATCAAGAAGGTTGTCAAAGTCAAGGATTCGCAGCTTGTATCCGGCTTTGACGAGGGAGACGAGCGAACCGGTCTTGCCAGACTTGGCGTCGCCGATCAGCAAAAGCTTCGTGAATTGGTTAGACTGGTGGTTGGCTAGGCTTGGCAACGAACTTCTCCATTTCAGTTTTGATTTCATCGTGGATCAGGTGAAGGGTTTTGATGATTGCAAGGCGTTCTGAGTAGCCTTGATCTTTGTCGTCTTTGATACGGACGGCTGTGTCCCAAAGGGTGCGGCTGGCAATTTCAAGGCCAAGCATAAGCCCAGCTCGGATGCGAGCATCGCTTAACGGCTCCTGAGCGGATTCCATCTTTCCTCCAGAGGCAGTTGTTCGAAGTCAGAGTTGAGATAAATCTCACGGACGGATGGGGACTTGGAGCAGACCCCGCGGAACTTACAACCGCCAAACTTGTCACAGGCGGTATCGTTCATCGGCCAATATCCACGAGTGGCATAATCCTCGGCGCGCTCGAGATGCAGGCGAAGGTCTTCCATCCATTCGTCGAGTTGATCCGGGGTGCGGAGGGTGAAGCCAGAGACAAAGCGATTTTCCTTTTCGAGAAGGATTTGGGCGGCACGAACGATCACGCCTTTGACTGGGGCGTTGAGGACAACCTGCCCGGCGATGGTGTAGAGGGTCATTTGGTTGTGGGGTTCATACTGGTCGAAGTAGTATTGGGACGGAGTTGTGACGGTGGTCTTGTGGTCCATCACGAAAAGCTGGTCGTTGAAGGTCACGACGCGATCCATGTGGCCGCAGAGGAGGTAGGGTTGGGGATCGGCATTAGTGTATGTATCACCATGATGCCAACCATTCGGCCCCCAGTCAAGCTCAAACCGAAAGCTCAACTCCACTGCCGGCTTTCCGTCGGATTTGATGTAGGTTTCGGCAGGATCGTCCACGTAATGGTCAAGGTAATCCAGAACAAGTGAAACGAGAGTCTGGCGGTTTTTATACTTTCCCGGTTTAACTGTCTCATCGACACTCCAATCATGCGTCCTTCGAACCAACTCGGATATTGAAGAGTGAATTGCGTCTTCATGGTCGATGCCTTCGGCACGGGCGATATCGTAGTCTTGCAGGGCTTGGTGGTACTCGATGCCAAATCGCAGGTGGATGGATTCACCCTTGGCGACGTAGCCGTCGATCATGGTGTATTGGTATAATCTAGCGCATGTCTTTATCATTCCAAGACACGTACTATCCCATGCATATTGTATAAATGTATTAGGTAAAAATGGTGAAGAAGACCCTTTAGTAAGGTGATCTTCATTAAGCTCTTGATCTGCCATCAAAACCTCCTCGTGATCTTGACTTCGGTCTTGGGCTTGGTTAGCTTCATCATGACCTGAGATATGTCGACAGCTTGGGGCTTGGCTGGCTTTTCGCCCTTGGCCTTTCTGGCGCGGGAATAGCGGTGGTATTTGATTAGGTCGTCAATGTCGGCTGGGGTTATGTCGATCGCAGGTTTGGCGTTTATGTCTTCGATGCGGCGCATAAGTTCATCTAAATCTGACATCATTCAGGCTCCCTTGCATCGTCAAGTTCAACGGTTCGCTTGGTGACAAGCATCTGATCAGGTTTTGACCCGGCACAGATCATTAATTCTGCGTACTTGGGATTGTTCTTGGTTACGGCGTGGAATTTAAGGGTTGTCTG